ATCTTTGAACGGCAACACGTTCGAACTGCAGCGCGTCAACCCCGAGTTCATCTACACGCAATACCCGGCTCAGGTTGCTTCTGGAACGCCAGCGTATATCGCGCGACAGGGCGCCAATTTCGTGTTCGGCCCGTACCCGGACCAGAGCTACACGATCACCGGGATTTACTGGAAAAAGGCACTCCAGTTGACCGCGGTGAACAGCACGAACTGGATTGTCAACACCATCCCGACGATCATGCTTGCGGCAACCAATCGTGCCGCTGCGCGATTCAACAAGGATCAGGAGGCTTACGGAATCTGGGATTCGCTCTACAACCAGCAGATCCAGAGCTACATCCTCACTGACCGCGCAGAGGATATGTCCGGCTCGGCGCTCGCGATGGTGTCAGCATAATGCAACTTCCGATCGCCGATTACGCGCCGGATCTGCCGCCGAACAATTCGAGCGGCGCATCTGCGAATGTGGTGAACCTGTTCCCGCGCACGAAAGAATCATGGGGGCCGGTTGGAACCCTGTCTAACTTCAGTTCGAACGGGCTGGCCTCTCAGTGCCTTGGCGCATTGATGGCGATTGACACTGGCGCAAACAACTACCTGTTTGCCGGGGATGTTTCGAAGCTCTATCTTCTGGCGCCAGGCAATACGGCGTTCGCAAACGTCAGCAAAGGAGGCGGATACACGCTTCCGATAGGTGAGCGATGGAACTTCACGCAATACGGTCAGCGCGTGATCGCCGCCGCCCAAGGGCAGAACCTTCAGTCATACGTTCTCAACTCAAGCACACTGTTCGCCGATCTCGCTGGTAGCCCACCTCAAGCGCGCTACATCATGACGATCCGCGACTGGGTAATGGTCGGCAATACGTTCGACGGCACGAATGGGCAACAGCCCCAGCGTGTTCAATGGTGCGCGATTGACGATCCGACGACCTGGCCGGCTGAAGGAAGCGTGACAGAAGCGCAGTTGCTCTCCGGCTCGCAGATTATCCCCGGCGATCAGGGTTGGATCATGGGCATGGTCGGTAACCTAGGCACGTCTGACGGCGCGATCTTCTTCGAGCGCGCGATCTGGCGCGTGGTGTATCAGGGATCGCCGACGATCTTCGGGTTCTACCCGTGTGAAGGTGTCCGCGGCACGCCAGCACCCAAGAGTCTCGCGCAACTCGGAGCGCTCGTCTATTACCTCGGTGAAGATGGCTTCTATGCGTTCGACGGCTCGACCTCGACGCCGATTGGCGTGGACCGAGTTGACAAGACGTTCTGGGCAAATGTGAACACGTCGTTTCTCCAGAACGTGATCGGCGCGGTAGACCCGCTCAATCGCCTAGTGATGTGGCTGTATCCGTCAAATGGTTCGCCGGGCGGTATCCCCGATTCTCTGATCGTCTATAACTGGGCGCTCAACAAGTGGGGATTCGCGCAGGTCAACGCCGACTATATCTTCCGCGCGATCACGCAGGGTTATTCGCTCGATTCGCTGGACAGCACTGGATATACGCTGGATACGCTGCCGTTCTCGCTTGATTCGCGTGTGTGGACGGGTGGACAGGTGCTGATGGGTGCTTTCACGCCGCAGCACAGACTGGCCTATTTCACTGGCTCGCCGGCGAATGCTACGGCAGATACGGTCGAGATTGAGCCTTTCGGCAGCAGCGGGAAACGGGCTTTCCTGACTAGCGTTCGTCCGATGGTTGATGGCGGATCGCCTACGGTCCAGATCGGCATGCGCAACCGTCTGATCGACTTGCCGACTTTCACGACTGCCAGTTCGATCGATGACAACGGAGAGTGCCCAGTACGTGCCGATGCACGATATTTGCGCGCGCGCATCCAGACGACGGGAAGTTTCACCAACCTGCAGGGGATTGAGGTTCCTGAGCAGGAGATTCACACGACGGGCCGGCGATGAGTATTAAAGGCTACCCGCTCGCACCGGAAACGCTGACAAATGATGTCGAGCACCGGCGAAAGATCGCGCAGACCGCAAATCTGGCCATGCAGGGAAAGGTCAATGCAGTTACACAGGTCACATTGACGCCGGGATCGACCACAACCACCGTCATTGACGCGCGAATCGGCGCAACTACTTTTATCGGCTTTTCTCCGCGCACGGCCAACGCTGTGACGGCACAGATATCTGGCCTATACGTTGGCCAAAAAAAGAATGGTCAGGCGACGCTCATGCACGCGAGCAGCGCCAATGCAGACCAGACCTTCGACGTTCTTCTCATCGGCTGAATTCCATGCTCTACGGCATACCGGCACACGTCATCAACGACGTGTGGGACGAAGTTCGTCCGTGGATCGCTGCTGCCTGCAGAACATCGCGCGGGAAGTTTGATGAGAACGACATCCGGCGTGGACTTCTGGAGCGCGACGACCAGCTCTGGATCTGGCGCAGCCCTACGGCTTACGCGGTGGGCATAACCCGCATCACGAATTACCCGAAACAACGTGTCTGCACGATTCGCATCGTGACGGGCAGGAACAGACGCGAGTGGGAAAAGGAATGTGTATCGCAGATCGAGCGCTGGGCCAAGGCTCAAGGCTGCGACGCAATGGAACTTCAGGCGCGGCCGGGGTGGGAGAAAGCGCTACCTGAATACGACAAGACCCACGTTTATCTGGAGAAGCGACTGTGATTCGCAATCCTCGGCAAGTGCACCTGATGCGTCAGGGGCTGCCGTCGATCCCTGCTAATGGGGGCGGCGGTGGACAGACTTCGACGGTCACGAAAAGCGATCCGTGGTCTGGTCAGCAACCTTACCTGCAAAGCGTCTTTGGCGGTGCGCAGAACGCATATAACCAGTATGCAAACGATCCCTCGTCATCCGTGGCAGGCTTCACGCCTCAGCAGCAGCAGGCGATGGGTCTCACGCAGAGCATCGCGAACGGAACGAATGCGGGTAACGCCTCGGCGGTCAACAATGCTGCAGGCAACTACACGACGAATCTCGTCAATGGCGACTACCTGAACAGCAACCCAGGTAACGCTGCTTTCAGCCAGTTCGCTAACGGGTCGATGAACAACAACCCGTACATGCAGGGCATGGCGAACGCCGCGGCGGATTCGATCACGCGGAACTACCAGACCGCGACTGCTCCACAGACGACGAGCCAGATGGAAGGCGCAGGTCGGTATGGTTCAGGCGCGATGATGAACGCGCAGAGCCAGAACCAGCAGAACCTTGCCACGCAGCTCGGCAACTCCATGAACAACCTGTACGGCGGAATGTATCAGACGAACATGGCGAACCAGTTGCAGGGCGCACAAGGTCTGTCGAGCAATTACAACACGGCCGCCCAACAGCAACTGGCTGGTGCTGCGAACGCTCCGAACGTCGTCAACTCGATCAACGGTGCGATCTCCAACCTGTACAACATGGGCGGCAACCAGCAGGCGCTCAACCAGTCGCAGATCAACGCGCCATGGCAGTTGCTGAACAACTATTCGAACCTGATCCAAGGTCAGTACGGCGGTCAAACCTCCACGCAGCAACCGTACTACACGAACCAGATGGCTGGCGCGATGGGCGGAGCAATGGGCGGTGCGGCACTCGGCAGCATGCTCAGTAGCGGCTCGAACTATGGGGCGGGTGCTGGTGCTCTGCTCGGCGGTGCGATGGGTGCCTATTCTGATCGACGCCTGAAGAGCGACATCGAGCCGACCGGCGAAAGCCTCGAAAACGGTCTGCCGCTATACCGCTACCGCTATCTGTGGGATGCCTCGCACGTGCGTCGTGTTGGCGTCATGTCGGACGACGTTCGCAAGATGGCACCGGAGGCGGTGGAGCGCGACGCAAGCGGCTTCGACAAGGTGAACTACGACGCTATCGGAGGCGCACATGTCCTTATTCGGTAACGTTTTCGACTTCGCCAAGGATTCGATCGGAGAACTTGCTGCTCATCCGTTGCAGACGCTCGGCGCTGCGGTCGGAGTGCCGGGCTACGACCCGTTCTTCGGCGGCCTGTTCAACAACAAGCCTGGTGGCGCAATGCTGAGCCCGACAGGGAATTTCACGTCGAGCGCATGGCAGGACATGTACAACCGCAATCCGGGCGATGCGGCAGCGCTGAATCAGTTCTCCGGGATTAACTCGATCGCCGACAAGATCGCACCGATGATCGCTGGCTACTACGCGGCGCCGGGCATCGGCGCTGCATTCGGCAGCGCTGGAGGCGCGGCCGGTGGTGCTGCGGGCGCCGGCGCTGACGTTGCATCAGGCGCTGCTGGCGCTGCGGGCTCTGCTGGAAGCGGCGTCGGTGCCGGGCTTGGAAGCTCTACTGCTGGCATGGCTGGCGCGGGCATGGGTACTTCCACGGGGCAAGGTCTGTATGGCCTGTTCGGCATGGGCGGCATGAACGGCGCGGGCGTAGGCTCAGGCGTCGGCGCGGCTTCTGGAGCAACTGGAGGCGCAACCGGATTGACCGGGCTATTTGCTGGGCCCGCAGCGGTCGGCGATGCCGGCATGGCTGGCGCTGTGGGTGCGGGGGGCTCCGGCCTTGGCGGCGCAATGGCGGCGGATCTGGGCAATGCATTGGGATCGGCTCCGACTGGCATGTTTAGCGGTCTGCTGCCTGGTGGTGGCATGTCTGGAACTGCGAGCGGCGCGCTCGGCGGCGGTATCTCGGGTGACGTGGCTGGCGCGGCGCCGATGGGCGGATCGACGATGGGCGGTTTCAGCCTGAACGGCAACACGGTGAATCAGGCGCAGCGTCTCATGCAGATGCGCAACCAGATGCAACAGCAACAACAGCAGCCGCAGGTCGTAGCGCAGACGCCGAATTTCGGCCAGAACCGATTCGGCAATGCCCCCAGACAGCCGCAGCAACTCGGCCCGTCGATGTCCTACGCGAACTTCAACGGTGCTACTAACCCCTTCGGATTCGGGAGCGCATATGGCTCTGTTTGATGGTGGCGGCGATGGCGGCCTGATGGGGATGTACGCCAATCCGCAGATGGCGGGTCTGCTCGGTATGTCGCAAGGACTGCTCTCGGCGGCCGGCCCGTCGCGCATTCCTGTCTCAATGGGTCAGGCGCTGGGAGCAGGCATGCAAGGCATGCAACAGAATGCTGGCAATGCATATGGGCTCCAGAAGCAGCTATTGCAGATGCAGGCAATGCAGGGGCTTATGGGTGGTCCTGTAGCGCAGCCTTCCGGCGCGCAAGGTTCGCCGGTAATGGGTGCAGCGAATACTGGACCGATGTCTGGACTGTCTGCGGGCATGGGCAGCATGGCACCTACCGCAGCACCGCAAGCCGCTCCGCAGGCTGCCGGTAGCATCTATGGCAAGTCCCCGCAGCAACTGTTCCAGCAGGGCATGCTGATGAACATGGCCGGCATGCAGGGCGGCGGCGACCTGATGCGAATTGCGGTCGAGCATGACCCGTCACTGGCTGCGCAGATGCCCACCGACATTACGAAAATGGGTGTGCAGGGTGGCATGTCGCCCG